AATGATAAATGATAAATGATAAATGATAAATGATAAATGATAAATGATAAATGATAAATGATAAATGATAAATGATAAATGATAAATGATAAATGATAAATGATAAATGATAAATGATAAATGATAAATGATAAATTATAAATGATAAATTATAAATGATAAATAAAATTTAAGTGAGTTTTAGTGATAACTAAAACTCTGAGAACGTAGTTCGAATATTTTAGACTTTAGTCTAAAATGCGACATTGAGGGAGCATCAAAACGAAGTTTTGATACGAGACAATCTTTGATTGTCGAGTTGAAAAAATTGATAATTGGTTTCATTAATTAGAGAAGTTTTAATATGTCAGATCACATTAAGTTTTTTGAAAATTTAAATATGAAACGTCCTCGTTCCGAGTCAATCGATGAACAGGATAAATTTATTAAGGATTTCTATCTTGATTGGATTAAGGATAAACTAAGTGTTTATCTAGCATCTCCAAAATCCTATAGACAAATTATTAATAAGATTAAGAGTTGGATGAAAGAACTTGATTTGGTTCATCAAGAAAAAGCATCAAGTCAACAAGAACTAAGATTCCTAACTCAAAAACTTCACGATAAAGGTATTTGTATGAACATCCTTGTAAAGATTTTGGATTTTATGGAAGAACATCAAGATGAACAAATTCAAAAGAAAAATATCTTTAACTTTTTAGACACTCTTTATGATAATCAAAAGAGAATGAGATTCACTGAAAAAGAAGATGATAAATCTGAAATTATTTATGAAGAGTCTTCTTCTGATGATGATAGTGATGAGGAGGAAGATGAGGAGGAAGATGAAGAAGAAGAGGACGAGGATGAAGAAGAAGAGGAGGATGAAGATGAGGAAGAAGAGGAATATGATCCAAGTCAATTCTCCGGAATTATTATTTCTTTCCCAATGGGTGGTTCAGGAGTAAATCAAAGAAAGAAACCATTCTTAGATGATTGGAATAAAAGATTTGAAGAGATTAGAAATAAATCATCTAAAAATATGTCAACTGATACTTGCCACGAGTATCTTAATAACCTTCAACCTTCTGATAGAGAAAAACTTCTAACTGAAGCAGAAAGGGTAGAAGGAATTGAACAAGGAGAGAAACCAATGTATTTCCAAATTTTAGATTTACCAATTCCTCTAGATGAGAGAAAGAATATTCTTCGTGAATATAATTCTCTATCTCGTTCAGGAGTGAAAGGTAAATCTTGGTTAACTCGTGTAATGTCAATTCCATTTGGAAAATATGAAGGAACCAATTTACAAGATACTCAAAATATTAAAAAATTTATTAGAAAACTAAAAAAGAAGATGGATGGAGCGGTTTATGGTCATAATGATGCCAAGAATCGTATTATCCAAATTCTTTGTCAAGGAATTAGAAATCCAAATGCTAAAGGTCTAGTAATGGGTATTGAAGGACCTCCAGGAAACGGCAAGACTACTCTTATTGAGAATGGTATTGCTCAAGTAATGGGAAGACCTTTCATACCAATTTCTCTAGGTGGAGCAACCGATGCCTCCTTCCTTGATGGTCATTCTTTCACTTATGAAGGTTCAATTCCAGGAAAGATTGCTGAAGCGATTATTCAAGCAAAGTGTATGAACCCAATTTTCTACTTTGATGAACTTGATAAAGTAAGTAAAACTCCAAAAGGTATGGAGATTATTAATCTTCTAGTTCATTTGATTGACCCAGCACAAAACCATCATTTCCATGATAAATATTTCCACGGAATATCAATTGACCTATCAAAAGCAACCTTTATCTTTAGTTTCAATGATAGGTCACTTGTTGATAGAATTCTACTTGATAGAATTACTGTAATCAGAACTAAAGGACTTGATGTAAGACAAAAGAATATCATTGCTAATGATTATCTTCTTCCATCTATTCTTAAAGAAATGGGATTGAAAGAAAATGATTTAACTGTATCAGAAGAATTCCTAAGTGATGTAATTGAGAAGTTTACTTTTGAAGGTGGTGTAAGAAAACTAAAAGAAATTCTATTCCATCTTGCTCGTGAATTTAATGTTCTTCATCTTTCAAAAGAAAAATTCCCTGAAGGCGGAAAACGATTTAAATTTCCTTATCGAATTGAAAACTTTGAACAAGTTAAATCTCTTATGAAAGATTACCGTGAAATGACTCCAACTGTAATCCATGACCAACCTAAGATTGGTCTAGTAAATGGACTTTGGGCAAATTCTTATGGTGTTGGTGGTGTTCTACCTATTGAACTAATGACATTCCCTTCAAGTCAACCATTTGCTATTAAGAAAACTGGTAGTCTTGAAAAGGTAATTAAAGAATCAGTTGAAGTTGCTCAATCGGTATCTTGGAATTATCTACCAGAAGATAAGAAGAAGGAATGGACTAAATATTGGAAAGAAAATACTGAAGGATTCCATATTCACTGTCCAGATGGAGCAACCCCTAAAGATGGTCCTAGTGCAGGAACTGCCTTAACTCTTCTATTCTACTCTTATCTAACTAAGACACCTATTCCTAATACTCTAGCAATGACAGGTGAAATGAATCTTCAAGGTAAGGTAGGAGAAATCGGTGGTTTGAAAGAGAAAACTTATGGAGCACTAAAAGCAGGTGCTAAACTAGTTCTCTATCCAAAGGATAATCAAAAGGATATGGATAAGATTGTTTCCGAAGACCCCACACTTTTAGAAAAACTAGAAGTGAAACCAATTGAGAAATTTGAGGATGTTCTTAAATTCCTCTAAATTATTTTATTATAATCTATATTAATGGATAAAAATTATGAGAGTGATAGTTCAGAATCATCAGATAGTCCAACAAAATATAAATCTTGTCCAGAATTCCCAGTTTTAAGATTAAAGGAAAAAGAGAAAATAATAATAAAAAAAGATAAGAATTATTTTACATTTAATGAATTAGAAAATTTTTCAATAAATGAAATTTATAATATTTTTAATCAAAGTCATTTAATTATTTTTGTAGATAATATCAGATTACAATTAAAAAGAAATATTTTTTGTTTCCTTAGAACTCCTATTAGTCATTTCAAAGAAATAACATTTCTACCATATGAATTTAAATATCAATTGGATGATATGTTAAGAAATTTTAACAAAAAATTATCCTTGATGAAAAAAATAAAATATGAAGATAAATTCAAAGTTATTTTTGATGAAGGTATGATTCAAAAAGGTATCCTGTATCGACGATTAATTGTTCAGGATTCTTATGCTTATATACCTATTGATAAGTATCAAATGAAAATAACCGAATATAAAATTAGAGGATTTTGTCAAATTATGGAAGAATTAGGAGCATCCAAAATAGAAATTGATTTTCAAAAAGATAAGGAATCAAATTTAAATATTGATTCAAATTTAGAAGCGAAAATGTTAGCAGGTAATTTAGGATTTTCTTTAAACTCCACTAATCAAGAAAATAATAAAAGCATTTATTCTTTAATTTATCCCGGAAATAACAATATTATATTGAATTATCAAGAAATTGAAAATAAAATAAAAAATGGTGATTATCTAATCAGTTTAGAAGACTATAATACCAATTTAGAATTACAATATATTATCAATTCTAGATGTAGACATTATATTACTAATTATTCTACTACATTCACTCTTAAAAATATTAATGATTTTGATACTAAAATCTTATTTAAATTAGGTATCCCTGAAATTAAAAATAATATTAATGTTAAATCTTTTAATTCTTCCAGTCTTTTAATCAGCACTAATGTTCAATTTGATGACTCTTATAGAAACCCTTCTCAATTATTAGGTATATCAATACCAACTGATGAAATAGGATTTAATTTCATTTTAAATAATATTAAAAAAAAATATGTGGACGATTTACCTGAAGAATGGTTAGTTTTTATTTGGAGATTTATAAATAATTATATTGAAAAGAAATTTACTTTACATCAAGAAAAAAAGAAAGTTCATAATGATAATGATTCAAGTGAAGATTATGACCAATATTATGAAATTAAACAAATTTTAGATTTAATCAGAGAAAATTTTTCATTGAAAGAAATTATTGATTTATTAAAAAACTATTTTAATATTAACTCACAAATGAATAATTTTACTAACTTTATAAAATTATTAGCAAATAAAACTAAAAGTTATGATTCTTTCGGTTTATTTATCCTATTAGCAAGTAATAAAAATGAATCTATACTTACTAAAATAAGAAAATTAAAACAATTCCTAAATTCTGTTGAAAGAGAAAATGAAAAATTAAAAGAAATGTTACTTTTATATGATGACCATTCTAATTACAATTTTTATAAAAAAATTAACAGTTATGGTATTTTAGCTCTCGGTAATTGGTATGGTATTGAAAAATTATTAAAAGATATTTCTAAATATCAATTATTTGTTGATTGTAGTCATTTAGACCTTAATAAAGAAGAAGAAAGAAAAAAATATTGTAATATCATTTTATCTAATTATAATTTAGGATATAAAGATTATATCTTTATTAAATATCTTTTACCATTTATGGAAAATCAATTATATTATTATTATTATGCTAATAAATATGAACTTGATTTAGAAATTATTAGATGGATTATTGATAACCTTTATCGAGAAAGTATCGACTTTAGAATGGTATCATCGTATGAAAAATTCGAATCTTATTTAGAAACAAGAATAATTAAAGCAAAACAAATTATAAAAATAAGAAATGATTTTATCAATGAAAAATTAAAAGATGAAAATAATATTGATCTTATTATTGATAATTTATTAATAGAAATTAATAAAAATTCTTTTCTTTCTAAAAGATTTAATATTATTTTTAAAAAATACTTATTTGGTAATAAACTAAAACCTAAATTAAAAGAATACTTTTCTCAAGAAAAAGATTTCTCACTTAAAGAATCTATTGAATACTTTTTCCATAGAATTTATTGCTATAATTATAGACTTAAATTAAGTTCTTTACCATTAGACGACCACGGTTACTTAAAAATTAAAAGAAATATTATCTTTGGTATTACTGATAATGAAATCGAAAATAATCTAGTTCCTTTTCTTAAAAAATACAAAAAATTTTACGAACTTGACTTTCAAATTAATTTTAAAAAACTTTTAAAAATTAATTTTCATAAAGACTCTCTCCAAAATGTAATTTTTTTTCTATCTGATTCTAATGAACATTAACGAAGAATTATATTTACTTTTACAAGATGGAGGTAGAAGATCGAAAAGAACCAAAAGAACTAAAAAATCTAAAAAATCTAAAAAAGATAAAAAATCTAAAAAAGATAAAAAATCTAAAAAAGATAAAAAATCTAAAAAATCATCTTCATTTTTTGGAAGTATTTTTGGGTCAAATAAAAAGAAATCAGATAAAAAGAAATCAGATAAAAAGAAATCAGATAAAAAGAAATCAGATAAAAAGAAATCAGATAAAAAGAAATCAATACCAGAAATAGGGGATGTATCAGAAATAGTTGAAGAAAAAATAGGGGATGTATCAGAAATGGTGGAGGAAAATATAGGGAATGTTGTAGTAGATAATTTAACATCATCGTCAATATTAGAAATTGGGAAGGTAATAAATGATAATTTTTTAATGTTAAAAAATATAGAACAACAATTGTTAAGTTTAAATAGTCAAATAAAAATAATTCAAGAGAAATTATAGTAAAAATTTAATTATAAAAATATCTGTATTTTTATAATGGAATTAATATCTTCATCAAAATTTTTATTTACAGATAGGATGGATAAGAATGATAGACAAGCATATAAAAATAATCCTAAATATAGAAAATTTTATTCTAGATATAATATTTTTAAATATCAAGGAAAAAAAGTAGGAAGATTGAATGAAACTCCTCCATTTTTCCCAGTATTTGTAAAACCAGATGTGAATTTATATGGTGCAAATAAAGATTGTTATTTAGTAAAAAATTATCAAGAATTAGAGAATATTAGAATGAAATTTAAAGATAATAAAAAAGAATATATGAATTTGTTTTGGACGGAATATATTAAAGGTTTAGAGGGTTCTTGGGATTTAATTTTATATAAAGGGAATATCTTATTTAAATCACATTACACTATTTATCATGCTGATGAATTCTTAGAAGACTATAAAATAATAGGTGATGACAGAAATTTACAAAATAATTTTGCTGAATTTGTAAGAAAATATTTTTCTGATTATACAGGTATTTTAAATATTCAGTATCGTGGTAATACTATTATTGAAATGGGACTGCGATTTGATGGTGGAGGAAGATTTATTATTGTTTCTCAAGATGAAGAATTAATAAATCAAATAAATAGTTTTATTGAAAATCCCAAACATATGACTTTTAAAAAACTCGGGAAGAGTTATGTATATAAAGTAAGTGTTTTATCACCTTTAATATTTTTACCTCCAAGTTTTTTAATAGAACATTTCTTACCAAAAGAATTTAAATATCATCATTATATTGATATTGGAGAAAAGAAAAAGAGTTATTTAAATATTTACACAACTAATAATGAACTTGGTAAAAAATATCAGAAAAAAATGGAAGAAGTGTATTATATCTATAACTTTATTATTTTATTATTCATAATTTATTTATTAAGAAGATTTGAAATTCACTATGTTATTATATTTATTCTTTTTATTAGATATGGTTTTGTAGATTCAAGATTATATAACAGACTTTAATTTAAAAAATGTTTGAATTTTAAATTAATGGCTTTAATTCAACTTATTGCTTCTGGACAAATGGATGTTCCAAATAAAAGATCATACGATAATATTTCATTAGAATTTAACAATAATATATGCACAATTGATAGACATGGAGATAAATGTGATCCTGAATTTATTGTGATTAATCAACCATCTGAAGATTTTTTATTAAAAAGAATTGAATTATTAATAGGTGGTAGTCAAATTTTGTCACTTAATTGTAGTTTGTTAGAAGAAATAATTCCAAATTTCAAACAAATTAAAGATGAACAAATAATTTATAAAATTCCTTTAGAATATTTAGAAATGAAAGGTAAAATAGATTTAATTCGTCTTGCTTTTCATGATACTAAAATAAAATTAGTTACAGAAGGAAGTTATCAAAATGCTAAATTATATGGAGGTTATCATTATCTTGATACTCAAGAAAGAAGTATTTTAGCTCACAATCCTCAAGAATATCAAATAAAACAATTATTAACACAATATTTTGAAAATTCCAATAATATAAATATTTTGTTAAATGGAATATGTAATGGATTTTTAATAAAAGGTACAAATTTAGATACAATTAATAATATACAATTAATTTTAAATGGTCACGAAAGAATTAATTATAATCAATTAGAATTATCATTATTCTGTAATAAAATATCAGATTCTTGTTTTTATTTACCATTGACTCCTAATAAAGACTTTAATGATAATAATTTTCAATATGGATTGAACTTGTCCAGAATAGAAACAACAACCTTAATTATCGATGCTCCTAATTTCTCTGGCAGTATTTCTATTTTTACTAGAAATATTTTAAGATATATGTCAGGGATGGCATGTGTAACATTTGCTTTATTAAATAGTGAATTTTCAGATATTAGTTCAATTAATAATATAATAACATGGATTGAAGAAATAAAATCATTAGAAGGAGATAATATATGTCCTGTAAATTTAGAAGAAATAAAATTAAATGACAAATATTTGAAATGTAAAACTTGTCATAAAAACTTTTTATTAAATATTACTCAACACTATATAGAAACTAAAAAGAAATGTCCTCATTGTAGACAAAAATGGCAAGGATATATTACCTATTTATTTAACTAAAAAATTGTATCACTAAATTTTGTTTTAAAAATTGAAATATTAAATAGTTATCAAAAAATACTATTATTTATGCCAGTAAATCTATCAATTAAGGATCAAACTAATCGCTTTACTCGTTTCTATCCTCTTGATTTGTGTGGAGGATTAATGGAAATGAGTTTTAATTATGAGAAAGAAGATGATATTCCAGAACAAGTTTATGGTAAGTATGTAATGTCTTGGGCAGGCTATAATCCTGTTTGGGCATATGTAACAGTTCCTAAATCAAAACTTAAGATTGGATGATTATTTTTTTTTAAACAACATCTAGTTCCATAGAGTATCTAACGACAAAAACAAAAACAATAGTATGGAGGATTAAACCTAAGGTAGTAGGACATCCATTATTTGCAATTGGTCCGACAACATTTCTTAAAAGAGAATCCATTAAAGTATAAGTGTAAGGATGAACAACTAAAAGGAAAAGAACAGCAGAGAAAATAGATATATTCCATTTTTCTTGATTTGAAGGCATTAATATAAGTTATATTATAATTTATATTAATGAAAAAATATTTTAATATAAATTTAGATTTAGATATTGAAGAGAAAACAGAACCTATAGAAAAAGTTTATAAAAATTTATCAGAAGGTTTATCTGGTGAACAAATTTTTATAGAAAATGATATGTTACTAGATATGAAAAATGTTTTAGATTATAGTGAAAAATATTATAAAAATCTAAATGAAGAAAATAAAGAAAAAATTTTAAATAAAATAATTTTAAATAAAGTTAATAATGAATTCCAAAATAAAGAATATAAAATTGTTAAGGAAAACTTTATAAAAAAAATACGAAATAAAAAAATTCGTCCATTATTTAATGGAACATTAATTTATAAACTAAAAGGATTAAAAAAATATTATGATGATAATGAAACAGATAAAATAAAGTCCAAAAAATTTTATATAAATTTAAAAAAAATTGTCGAAAAAATAGATGAAATAATTTTAGAAGAAACAACTAGACTAACATCACTAAATAAGTATTTATCATTAAATCCATTTACAGATGAATATGTAGAAACAGAGGAAGAATTTACTGAGAATTATATATCAATTGATGATGATGATTTAATTTATCTTCATGGAGAATTAGTTCTAAAATTATCTTCATCTGAACCTGCAACTTTGTTAGTAATCATAAGTAAAAATGAAACTTTTGTAAATTTAATTAATCAATTAGAATCTGATGGAAAATTAAAATCTGAATTTAATTTTCTTGTAGATAAATTAAAATTTAAATATATATCTGATGAAGAAATAACTGAAATATTATCAGTTGATGGTGAATTATTAAAAACTTTTTTAGCAGTTTTATTTCATAAATCAAAGAATGCTACAAAATTATTCTCTAATATTCCAAATAGTTATAGTGATAAAACTGATGAATTAGCAGATATAAGTGCTGATGTTGATGAGAGAGAAAGAGCAAGTAGACATACTATAAATAGTAAAGATATAACAGTTTTTATAAATAGTGTGTTTATCGATATCATCAAAAATATTACTTCAACAATAGATTATCCTGAATCATTAAAAAAATTAATGGATAAAATCATTGAATTTTATAGTTTAGGTGAAACATTTTCAGGTTCACACTTAATTGAATCAATCATAGTTGGCGAATGCTCTGCATATGCTACAAAATCACTCAAAGATTTGTTACAAAATACAGAATTATCAGAAGAAAATTTATTAGATTATGAAATAAGTGATGAAAATTTGACAATTTTAAAAGAATTTTTACAAAAAAATATAGAATTAATAAAAGGTTATGATGAAAAGAGCTTTTTCATTAAATCAGATGATACATTCTATAAAAAATACATGAAATATAAATCTAAATACACTAATCTAAAAAAACGAATGTTTTTTTAGGTTTCTTAAGTTTGCGAAGCAAACTTAATATTTAGAATTTAAATTAACGGGTATGAGGATTCATTCCTCATCCTCACTGAAAACTTATAACAAAAATTATTAATTTTTGTTATAACATGAAATATAAATAAACAGGTATGAGGATTCATTCCTCACTAAAAATTTATATAAGAGAATTTAAATTTTAAAAAACCCAATTTCAACATCACATTCAATCAAATTATCAAAATTAATGTATTTAATAAAATTCTTTAGTGACATCGTTCCATGATATGAATTATGTGAATCAATAATTAAAAATTCATCGGAATTAAATTTAACAAAAACAAAAGTTGCAGAACCTCTAGTAACAATACCTGCATAATTATTATCTAAATTTTTAATAGAATTAAATAATTCATTATTATCAAAGTAATATTTGATATTAATTTTATTAAAAATTTCTTTAAAATCTTCCTTAATAGTTTCTTCATCTAAAAATTCACCTTCTTTAGGGATTTTAGAATTTGTATTTTTTCTAACAACAGCTCTTTCAATAAGAGATTTATATAAGAGATTGTATTCTTTATCATCGTTTAGTTTAAAAAATTTAATAAGTAATTTAATATTTTGTAGGACAAAATAACTAATTCCTGTGCAAGGATTATCAGAATTTTCAATCTGTCCTTGACTAATTACTTGGATTTTCTTTTGATAAATATTATTAATCGAATCCATATTAGATTAATTTATAATTATTTAATAAATATTTCAATTTTTATTTATATAATTTTATAATGATAAATAAGGTAATAACTTTGAAACGTGTTTTAAAGGATTTTCCAACAGATTTAGTTACCAAAAAACAAAGAGAGATTTTATTACAAAATAAACATTGGGAAATGACAACAGATTATGCTAAGAAGGAAATTAAAACCTTATCAAATTTAACACATAAAATTTTAGATAATATACCTTCTAAAGTTTTTAATACTCAATTACCTAATATGCCTCATCCTTTATCTTTTGAATTGGGTCATACAACATTATTTTATGAGAATTTTATTAATAGATTTTTAAATAATACCTCTCCAATAAATCCTGATAATAATATATTTGATTCAATATATAATTTACCAGATGAAAGAAAACATTTATCTTTTCCAAGTTTAGAAAATCAAAAGAGATATTATGATTCAATTACCTATCAAATATTAGATAATTTACCAGAAACGAAATTAAATCCAATTGCTTCATATTTATTAAATCAATGTTTTTTACATCATCATATGCATTTAGAAGTATATTTATTTTTATTAAATCAATTAAGATTTACTTCAAATCTAGGATATCCATTTATTAGTTATGAAAAAGCAATACCTCTAGAATTTATTAATATAAAGGGTGGTAAGTTTTTTCAAGGTAAGAAAGAAAATGAAGATTTTTTTTGGGATAATGAAACACCTCCTTTTACTGTAAATATAGATGATTTTAAAGTATCAAAATATCCGATTACTAATAGTCAATATTTAGATTTTATTAATTCAAATGGTTATCAAAATAAAAAATATTGGTCTGAAGAAGGTTGGAGATGGAAAACTAAAAATAATATATCACTTCCATTAACCTACTTTCACGAAAATAATCAATTCTATCGTAATGTTTTTGACCAAACAAGAAAACTTGAATTAGATTATCCCGTTTGTCATGTATCTTATTGGGAAGCAGAAGCATTTGCTAATTTTCATAATGCTAGATTACCAACTGAAAGTGAAATGGAATATTTAATGACAAATAATAATCAAACAAAATATCCTTGGTCAGATGATGAGAGGAAAATAAATAATAATTATGGAGGTGATATCTGTTCAGTTTTAGAATATAAAGACGAAAATAAAGATGGAGTTTGTGGTTTAATGGGTAATGTCTGGCAATGGACTAAAACTCCTTTTCATCCTTATCCCAAGTATCAAATAGATCCAACATATGAGAGGTTTTCATATCCATTTTTCTTTTTCAGAAATATTGTCAAAGGATCATCTTGGTGTGCTCCATATAGTGTAGCATATCCAAAATATAGAAATTCGCAACCAAAGGAAGCAAGATTTCATTATATAGGAATACGATTGGTAAAATAATAATCTCTAGTAAGATATAAATATGGTGGATAATAAAACAATAATAATAAAAAAAGAACATTCAATAATAGGATTGACATATAGTGTAATTCATTCTCTAATTGCATTATATGCTGTTTATTTATCTTTTAAATGTAATCAAGGATTAAATTTAGGAGGTTTAATCTTAGCATTAATATTCCCTTGGTTTTATGTATTATATCATCAAGCAGTATCTAATGGTTGTGTAAATCCATAATTTCAATTAAATCATACATTCTAGTTTGAAAATTAAAATCTAAAAGAATTTGGAAGAAACAATTTAGGAAAAAAAATAAATAAAAATAACTATAAAAGTATAAATAACCAAATAAAATAAATAATGATAATTTAAAATAAGATATTTTAGAGTAAATAAAGTAGAAAAGAACTAAACTACTTAATGATCCTGTAATAATTGGTAAATGAAAAGTATAATTATTATATCCTAAAATTTGATTAATTAAACTAAAAATCATAAAAAATTTACGAGAATGAAATAAAATATATTTTGATATTAAAACTAAAGTGAATTCAAAATAATTTTTTGGTTTATAATAATAATAATATTTACAAGTAGGACATTGATAAAACATTTCTGGGTTAATTTTAATCCAATCATTTAAACATTCTCGATGAATATATTTTATTGAACCATTACATTTACAAGGTGATATTAAATTATCTTTAACATCATCTTCTAAACAAAATCTACATTGCATTATTAATCATTTCATCTTTTTCTTTAAGAAAGGTTGTTATTAAATTCATAACATAATCTGATATTTTTTTTCTATGTTGAAGAATAATAAAATAATTATCTGCGTTTTCATTCCAAAAATTTATCCTATGAAAATCAGCATTATTTTTTATTAATAAATAAATAATCATCTGTTGATTAAAAGTTAGTTCTTCAAGTTCAATTAATTTTTTTAAATAAATTAATGATTCATTTGAAGAGTATTCTCTTAAATTATCCAAGTTACAATTAAATGATATTAATAATTTGACCATTTCTAAATTATCATTTTCCAAAGCATAAGATAATGGAGTTTTTCCATATTTATCTTTATCATCTATATAATAAATATTATTGAATAATGTTAGCATCATTTTTAATGAATTTGGTTTATTATAGATACAAATTAGATGAGATAAATTTTGTTTTAAATTATTTGTCATAAAAAATGTATCTTTATATTTTAATAATTCTTCCAAATTCTCAGGATTATCAGATAAAACAATTGCTTCACCAAACCATAAAAATTTACCATTAATAAATTTAGAATCAGTCATTTTACCTTGATTAAGATAAATTTTTAATAAATCTATGTTACCTTGTGATATCATATCATAGGTGATTTTAAAGAGTTCCATAATAAAATTGAATATATTATATTTTAAAATTAACTCAATATCATATTATTATGAAACTAATATTAGTTGATGCATCCTATAACTCTTTTTATAGATTTTTTGCTACCTTAAGATGGTATCAATTTGCTGAAAAAGATGATTATAAAAATAATATAAAAGATAATCCTAAATATGATTTTTTCAAAAATAAAAAATTTATGGATAAATATCGTAAAATGTATTTAGATGGTATTGAAAGATTTATTCCTAATATGGATGATGAAGCAATTCTCTTTTTCTGTCTTGATGTTAAACAATCAACATTATGGAGACATAAATTAATTCAGGATTCAGAAGTAAAAGAAAAAGATGAATATAAAGGAGAAAGACCAGATTTAGGTTCTAAATATAATCTTGACCCAATATTTAATTATACCTATCAAAAAATGTTACAAGAATTTAAGAAAGAAAAAAAATATCCTATTGAAATTCTAAAATTCCCTAAAACTGAATCTGATGATATTATTGCCATTATTTCTCAAGAATTAGAAAAACAAAATGATGATTTAGAAGTTATTATTGTTTCAGGAGATGATGATTTTACTCAATTACTAAGAGATAATGTTTCTATTTTAGATTTTAGAACTAAAAAATTTAAAGTTAAATCTAAAGAAGATTCTCAAGAGAAACTAAGACTCAAAATAATTAATGGTGATAAGTCAGATAACATTAGGTCAATCTTCCCAAAATCAAGAAAAGAAGTATCTTTAAAAACCAGAAAACTTGTGAAAGAATCTATTGAAGAAATGCAAACCTTTTTAGAAGAAAATGAAGATGCTCGAAAAAGATTTGAATTAAATGAAAAATTAATTGACTTTAGAATGATTCCAAAAGTAATTAAAGAACCAGTTATTGAAAAATTTAAGAAATTAGGAAAGAAATATGATTTAATTTAAAATTGATTTTTTATCATTAAAAAGTAATTAATCTTTTAATGCCAAAGGAATGTTTAATTTGTTTGAGTGAAGATGAAATAGAAAATAATCCTTTTGTTTGCTATTTCAGTGATAAATGTAGTTGTAATATTTTTGCTCATAAAGAGTGTATTAGTGAATGGAGAAATGAAAATAATAATAAAAATAAATGTCCTAATTGTAGAACAATTGGAAATATATTGGAATTAGAAGTATATAATAATCAAAGTCAATTATATCTTAATATTCCAATTTTTGAACATTCTGTTCAACCTATTGAAATACCTATACAAAGACAAGATATTATAAATCCTTTAACTGATGAAGTATCTCATTATGAAGTAATAATAGAACCAAATAATAATCAAACTTTACATCGAATTTTAGAGGTAATTTTAAATATCTTTCTTTTTATAGGATATATAATTTATGGAATATTTTTATTATTAAGATTTATTATTATTGGAATATTTCAATTATTACAAAATTTAGATGAAGAAAAATGTAAAAAACTATGTTTAACTTTTGGACTGATTTTGTCATTAATTGGATTATTAGTATTTTTATTAAACTTTGATGACGATTCTTCCAATAATAATGATGATTATAATCTACGTCATTAAATACAAAAATTTTCTAAAAATAGTTACTCTGAACCACTTAACTGATTCATTTATGAATATGTTAAGTAACTTAAGAAAAATTACTAAAAGTAATTTTTCTGAACCTTAAAATAATTTTATTATTTTAAGGCATACTGAGTAACTATTAAAAATAGTTACTCTGAACCCACTTAACTGATTCATTTATGAATATGTTAAGTAACTTAAGAAAAATTACTAAAAGTAATTTTTCTGAACCCACTTAACATCCTTATCAAGTTTATTAAAATATTTTTCATTAGATTTTTGTAAGGTTCTAATAGCAACTAAATGTTTAAGAACAGCATTAGCACCATTTTTTTTAATAGATTTTTTAATAGCGATTATTCTTTTTTCGTGAGCAATTTTTAGTTCATAACCGAAATCACCTAACATACCAGCATCTTTTAATTCAAATAGTTTTTTACCTTTACCTGGTTTTCCCATATCTTTAACACAAGTGGAAGGAACTTTAATTCCTTTTTTAGTAGTGTATCCATCACGTAATATTTGACCTTTTGGACATTTTTTAGACATTAAAATAATTTAGAAAATTATATTATAAAAAATGAATAAATATAATGGATAAGTATGGTGATATAATGGTATCAAGAAATGGTAAGAGTATAAATTCATATATGATAACAACAAATTTGGTAGGATTAACAAAAAAATCTAATTTTCCAAGTAAACAAATAATAATACCTAATTATGAACCAAAATATGAAAAATTATATGGAGATTGGAATCATAATTACAAAATAAATCAGGACAATACAAATATTTTAGGAAATTCCTGTATATTTGATAGTTATTTTTATAGTTTGAAAATACCAATAGAAAAAGCGACTAATAAAAATTTATCTTATTATGGTGCAAAATTAGTAGAAAATTATCAAGATATTGAATGGTCTGATGAACTACCAGTTTTTGAAATGGAAATAGGAGATAAATATTTAGATGATTATATATTACAAGAGAATTATGGAAAAGGATTTTATTTAGAATATCATAATACACCACACTTCCATAAACCATTAAGAAATGATTCAAGAGGACATTTAATTTTAGGAAAGAAAGTATCACAAATAGAATATCATTTAACAGCATTTGAAATTCCATATGGTTATGGAATATATACTCCACCATATACAATTCATAATGATTGTTGTTTAATAGGAAAGTATTTAGTAATTTATACAAAAACAAATAAATATTCAACAGCAAATTTATATTATAAAGATCAACTTGTAAATATTAATTTTATATAAGTTATTATATATATGGACTTACAAACGATAAGTAAAGTTATAATGGCACTTGCCACAATGGCAGTTTTATCAATGGATTTAGGAATGGAATATAATACTTTAGAAAAACAAATATATACTCATATGGCATTTCAATTAGTTGCTGTTTCTGCTGTTGCTTTGGCAACAACTGAAGATATGAATTTAGCAATGATTGCTGTAGGAAGTTGGGTTGCTCTTAAAGTAATTGGTAATAAGTAATTATTCGAACATTTCTAATGATTTATCTCCTATAAATACTTTTCTTTTTTTAAAATCAATAACTAATCCGTGTGATTGAATAAAGTCCATACCTAGGATAGGTTCAAGATTGTCATTATCACAAACGGTTAAACTAGCAGGAATAATTCCAAAATCAAATAATATTTCAGTATAATGTATTCTACCTGAAATATTATCTGTTCCAACACCTCGTAATTGACCTTGACATTTTTTATCAACAAGATGATCAATTTTAAGTGCTTTAGCAAGAGATTTATTAATAATACTAATGGCAGCTCCTGTATCTAATAAAAATTTTAGTTCTTGTCCATTTATTTTACCTTTAATAAAAATCATTTTTTTAGGGAAAAAAAATTCTGGAATCTCTTCATATGCTCTTAAATAGTTATCTTCAATTAATTTTTCACTCTTATCCGCCTCGGTAATATTTTCTAAAGTTTCCAAAGAAATATTTAATGGACTTGAACAAACATTACAAATGGTATCATTAATATTACATAAACTAGTGCAATAAGGACAATTAAATGACATAAATAATTAATATATTTGTAAAACAAATTATTTCAATATTTATTTAAGAATATAAAAAATGAACTTTAATTTATTTATATTCTTAAATAAATTAAATGCCAATAGAAACAAAGACACTTAAAAATTTACCTAATATGTGTCAAGTAAAATCCTGTCATAAAAAACTAGATTTAGCAAATAATTTTTTATGTAAAAACTGTAATAAATATTATTGTTTATCTCATCGTTTTGATTTTTCTCATAATTGTTCTAAAGAAGAAAATAATGACAGTTATTGGAAAAATTATGTATCCAATTTCAAATTATTTAACTCTTTTTCCTCTGATTTACGTAAAGAAATTGATGGCAATTGACTTCTTTTTTTGTAAACATTAAAACCTTTTATATAACTTCCTACTCTTATTTTATTTACTTTTGGATATAAAATATCAGCAGGTTGAACCATCCCAAAATGATTACCCATTATAAAATGTAAGAAAATTAATAGTAATAAAATATTTTAATTTATGATCAATAAATTTATTTCTATTAATTAATTTATAATTAGATAAATATTTAATTTTTTTCCAGAAATCATTATGATGACAACTAATAATGATAATTTTTTTAATATTTTTTTTATTAATTTGTTTGATGATATTAATATTTAATTTAGATAAATTTAAAATTAAACAATCAGTATCAAAAATAAAATTATCTTTATTGTAATTAACTAATTTAGAATTAACCTTATTAAAAATAGCATCTTGTAAAATTAGATTATTATTTGTTATAAAAGTAGTTTTCATTTTAACAAAAAAACTATAAATATAACTTTCACCTCCAATACATAATAAGTTATTACCTGAAATATAGGAAAGAACTTTTTTGCGAATGATTTTACTCAATATTTTATTATTTTGAATAAAAGCATTTTTATTTACTAAAACGATTCTATCTAAAAATTTAATAGGAACAATCTCAGATTTTCTGACTCTTTCTCTATAATCAAGAATAACAAATTCTTTTGAAGTTCGGATTAATGGATGTAAAATATCTTTATTATTAAATTCAAGAGGATTTGCTTTAATCAACATATTAAATACTACATAAATAAAATAAAAATTTTCAACTTTTAATAAATGACCAATCAACTGTAGGATACTTCCAATCTTCTGAAAAATTTTCTAATTTAATAAAAGTAATTTTTGGATTATCAAAAGTCAAGTTTTTAGAAATAACAATAAGATGAAATTCTGAAAAATATTTTGATAAATTATCAATTAATTTATTATATTGTTCTTTAAAATATGAATCAGAAATTTTCTTAGTTTCCAAGCGAATGAAAATTGGATTTTCCATACTTTTAAATTTGAAAATTCTTGATTTAATTTTATCTTGAAAAGTTCTCAGGTCATATTTATTAATCAATTCGTGAGCAAATGTAATCTTATATTTATTTTGTAAAATATAAGATGATATATTATTGTTATCCATATGATTTGAAGAAAGTTTTTTAATAACTAAATTTTCATAATCTTTGAAATCATTTTCTAAAACTGAATTCAATTGAAATATTGAAATTTTACTCCAATCAAAAGGATATCTTTCATAATAACCTTTTGAAGAGAGATGATATGTTACTGCACAATTACCACCTAAAGATATATAAGACATATAATAATTTATCTCTTAATATATTATTTATTTTCAAATTTTTTTACATCACAACACACTGGGAATTTTGTTTTTCTTTTAATAATTGTCTCATTCTATCCATTTCTTCTTGCATCTTATTTAATTCATTAATAAATTTAATATCTCTTTCTCCAATTGCTCTAACTAATCTATTATTTTCTTTATCTAATTCTTCTCTTTTATGTTTTTCAGCAAGTTTTTGATATTGTAATTCTATTAATTTTTGTTCTCTTTCTTCATTCTCCATCATAATTCTTTCATATTGTTCTTTCTGTTTTCTTAATATGTTTTCTTCATAAATTTGTTTTTGTTTTTCTAATTCTTGTTCTAATTCTTTTTGTCTTCTTATTAAATCATCTTTAATTTTAACAAAATCTTTGGATTCTTTTCTTAATTTAATTCTTTCTTTTTTAGCAACAATAATGGATGTGAAACCTTTAATAATATTAATATGAGTAATAAATTTGGATAATTTATTCAATAGATAATATTTTTTAATATATTTGGTGATAATAGAGGATGCCTTATTTTTCTTTTGTAAAATAATTTGATTCCAATGTATTCTAAATTTAATCCATCTATTTATAAAAATAATATTTCTAAATAATTTATAATTTTTATACATAAGATAATATTTCCTAATAATGTTTGCTTTATAATTTTGTAATAATTTTATATACCTAATTCTTTGTAATTTACCTCTAATTAATGATTGTATTTTTATACATAATATTTTTTTACTAATAAATAATTTTTTACACATATAACCTCTAAATATTGATTGAATATTGGTTGAATATTTATTTAAAATTACAATTCTTTTATTATCAAGTATTACCTCTTGTTCTCTATTTAAAAAAGTTAAAGTTTTACCTTGAATTAACCATTCAATTTCATTTTTAGGAATTAAACCATATAATTTATTAAAGATATCATTTTTTATTCTAATTGGATAACCTTGTCTAGCAACACGAATTGCTTCCATAACACCATTATATTTTAATTGTTGAGTAGTTCTATTAGAATTAATTTTAAGAGGAATCATTTCATCATTAGGTTTTAAACATCTGATAAAATTAACTTGAGTAGAATTAATTTTATTTTTTAATAAATTAATTTGTTTTTGAAAACTTGATAGTAATTTATCCTTGGTAGAATTTATTTCTAAAAAACAATTATCAAGTAATTCAATTAATTCATTTGGGCAATCTAATTTATTTTTTTCAAGAAATCCTTCTAAATTATATTGAACTTTATCAGCATAATGATTAATATTAAAAATCATTTTAGTTTTTTCAAGATTAGATATTTCTATTATTTCATCTGTTGTCTTAAATACTCTTTCCATAATTTGTTTATCAGAACCTTTAATAAATTTAGTAACTTCATTAACTTCACTAAATAACTCATTTTCTAATTTATTAATAATATTATCATTATTTTCAAATTGAACTAAATCAAAAGGTAAACCTTCAGAAATATATAATTCTTGTTCTTTTTCAAAAAAGTATTTATTAAAAGTATTTTGTAGAACTTCATTTGTGTAATTAATACATAATTGTTCAATACTATTATTTTGTAATATTTCAAAACCGAATATATCTAAAATACCAATAAAATGATATTCTATTTTATTATCTAAATTTTTAGTTAATTCTTTATTAATAATATTAACTAGATAATTGAATAAAGATAAATATAATTCTTGCTGAAATGTTTCTATTTTAACTTGTATTTCTTCTGGTTTTAATTTTTTATAAATAATTTCAGAACCAACTTTAATAGTTTTACCTTCGATATTTTTAGTTAATTTATCGAGAGAAATATTAAGTAATAAAGAGATTTGTTTTTTGTATTTATTAAAGTTTCCGAGATATATAATAACTTTTAATATATTAGTAATTTTATCAATCATATCTTGTTGTATATCAAAATATTTAAATGCTTGAAAAAGTTCAAATTTGGATGATTCGTCATCTAAATTTTCATCAATAAGATTATTAGTTTTAAGAATAGATTCATTAATTAAATCAGGAAATAGTTGATAAAAGATATGATAATTTCTTTCGTCAATACTTTTTTTAGTAATTCTAATTTTTTCTAATAAATATGTTTCTATTTTACCACCAACGATTTGATTATTATCATCATAATAGATATTAATATATTTACCAAAACGACTTGAATTATGATTTCGAATAGTTTTAGCATTACCAAAAGATTCTAAAATATAATTAGACCAATAAATTTGTTCAAGTATTTTTTCATTTTGTTTATTATCATTTACATCTAAAAGTTTCTTCAAAATAATTTTTGTAGTTTCTGTTTTACCAGCACCACTTTCACCTGAAACTAAAATAGAATGATTATTCTTATTCTTTCTTAAATCTGTTAAACATAATAAGGCAATATCATCAGGATGAGGTTGGTCTTTATTTAATTGAACTTTTTTGAAAGGATTTAATGCTAAAAGAATTTGATTAATTTTAGTATAAATATTATTTTTTAAATATCTGTCTTGTAAAACCTCAAGAATCGTATCAATATTTAAAATTTTAAGGTCAATAAGATTAGAGATATCATTCATTAAAATAAATAATATAAAAAATCCTCTTGAATTAATTAAAGTAAATCTTAATTAATAATAATGAAATATGAATTATTATTATTAATTTTTTTAATTCAATTTAGTTTAGCATCATTAGATTTTTTAAGAAATTGTCAAAATAAGAATTTATTTAATTATAGTATTTTATTATTACATCATTTATTAGATGTATATGTATTTTTTGGTATTTTTGTAACAGAAACTAGGAATGAAAGAATAATTCATTTAATAACTATTTTATTAATTATGATACATTGGTTTACTAATAATTATGAATGTTGGTTAACAACATATTTAAATGAATTATGTAATGAACCTAAAAATAAATGGTTATATTCTTTATCATATTTAGGTCATAAGTTAAGTGGATTGTATTATTTTCATAGTTATTTAATAGGTTTAATAATACTAAAAAATATTCTGATACATTAAAAAAATTGATATTAAAATTTAATAACCTTTAATTAAAAATTATGTCCTTATGTGATAATAGTAATATCACTAAAACTCTAGAAATATTAAATCGATTACCTTTCTATCCAATTACTATTTCTGAAACTGTAAAGTTGTATCGCTATCTTTCAACCGTAGAAACAATTGGTTCTGATTCTTTATCAATGTCTCTTCATTTTGAAAAGATGCCATATGGAGATATAGTAACACTTGAACCTGATAGTGATTTATTTGAAGAAATAACAACAATATGGAATAATTTTGATGAAATTAAAATAGAACATCTAATAAATGTATTTGGAATTTATAGAACATCTCAACTAATATTTTTAGAAGAAGTTTTAAGAAGAATGGAAGAAAATATTTCATATGATGTTGTTCAGGATTTGAATAAATATTTTATTGGTTATCCAGAATCAAAAATGCCAAGTTCAGAAGTATTAGTAATTTATTACAATAAGATAATTGAGACAACATTAGAATGTAAATTACCAAAAGATGGATTCATTTTAAAATGGACTCAAAACTATCCTTATCTACAGATAGGAAGAATAACATCACTTTTACATTTTTATGAGAAAGGTTTTAAGATAGGAATTCCAGATTCAATGTATAATTTTAATGGAATTTTGAATAAAATAACTTTGGATAAGATAGAAGATGGTATAAATATTTTTAAATATTTTGTAGATGGAGGGAAAAAATGGAAATCAAAAAGTGAAAATGTTTCATCAAAAGAATTAGTATTTTATGAAGAATGTGGTAATATTGGTAGAAAATTATTTAATATAATAAAAATTGATTAAAATTTTTTTAAAAATATTTAATGATTGTATGTTTAATTATAAAGAAGTTGATGAAGAAATGGATAATTTATATAAAAGATGTCTTGGAAGAATAGATGGTGGTAATTCTTGTAAATTAATGTTTGTCGAATTTAAGTTTCAAGGTGGAGGAATAGGAATTGATTATTATATTTATCCATTTGAAAAAAATAAATTTAAAAATGATTCAAAAGAATTAAAAAGTATTATTAATCTAGAAAAAGTAATTAATTGTAAAGAAGAACTTGATAGTATTTTTGATCTTCTTTACAATAAATATGTTTATTAAAATATATTTTGATATAAAAAATATGTTACTCCATAAAAACCTCCGACTGCTAATGTTCTTGGAATTATACCTTTCAAAACTATTGAAGGTTTAATTTTAATTGAATCAATAATTTCCTTTATATTTTTACCAGATTGATAATTTGATTTAATTACATCAATTGGTGTAACTATACTTGTGGCAAGTAATCCTCCAATTAAATTATCTTTAAAATGTTTTTGTTGATATGATTTTTTAAAGAAGATATAATTAAATAGAATATCTCTAGCAAGAGTAAATTGATGTCCACGATACATTTTAGGATGGATTAATTTATCAGAACGAGTGATTCTATAATTTTCAATAGGTGTAGAAATAATAGATTGAACAATGGTAGTTAATACAACAGAATTAAAAAAAGAATATTTATTATTTTGACAATAATTGAAGGTGCTAAATTTTAATCCTTTTTCAGGGAAAACCATCATTAAAGATTTAGGTAAACCATAATAATAAGTTTTTAATGGAACCTTTAATGACTGATTTGTTTGTAATCTAACTTTTGTTATTTCTAAAGGATAAAATAAAGTAAGTGAAAACATAGAGGTTAAACCTGAAGAAATAAAATCTTTAATAAGATTTTCCATTAAGAAATAATAGAAAAGAAAAAAAATTGAATTTCTTAATTTAAGAAGTTCCGATTAGATAAAAATTATATGCTGACTCAGATGATGAATGAACCTACTAAGCATTGTGAGCAACTCTGGACTAAGAGTTTGTTCTTTACAATTGAGAAATTGACCAAGGAATCGGAGTATTTCCGTAAGGAGATGAACCAGTTCCTGTTGGAGGAGGTCAAAACCAACCTTTACAAGGTGGTAACCTTTCTAAGGCATCCAAAGAGGAGGTCTTACAATTACATTGAAGTCCGTGTTGAACTTCTTCGCAGACATTTTCTTGGTGAGAAGATTAACCTCGAGTTTACCATTGACGATCACATTTGGTTTTTGAACACTTTCCATTTCAAGATTCATCCTTCCTTTGTTTTGATGACTAACGAAATGTTTGTTGAATGTTTTCGGAAGTTGAATGAGTTGGAGGATGAGTTTGAATGGTTTGAGGTGATGAATCCATTTGTTACCTTGACTGTGACAAGTCTTGATTGTCGATTGTTGATGTTGATTGCTCCACACTTGAAGTCAGAGTTGAAGATTCAGTTTTGGTCAACTTTGTTGAGTCGTTTTGTTGAAAATCTGAGTGAAGGAAACTACGACTCGATGGAGAAGTTGCATCCATTTTTGGATGAGTGTGAGAGGTTGGAAGTGAAGTTTCCATTGGAGCACAAGGAGGAGATTTGCAGTTTTTTTATAATCTGAATGGAAGAAGAATTAAATCAACAGTAAAAGTAATTGGAATTAGAATGATAATAATAGGAAAAGAAATTATTTGATTTAATGTAATTGAAGTTTCATTATTTCTAAAATTTTCATAAGGATCCCATAGATTAAGTAAATAATGAGTAAGAAATAGCATAAAATAATGAATAAAATATTTTATCAATATTTTGTTTAATTAATTGAATATTCAAGTAAAATATCATCTTCTTTTAATTCTTCAATCCGTTGAAGATATTTATTTTTGGCAATAGGTTTAAATCCATATCTAAGATAGAAATTGAGAGATTTTTTTAAGGTATGAAGAATAAAGAAATATTTTTTAAAAAAATTTTTATTAATATAAGTTTCAAGATTTTTCAATAATAATTCACCATAACCAAAATTTCTCATTTTATGATGAATACCTAGTAATGGAATAGCAAATTTAATATTATTATTATAATCAGAAATTTTTCTGATAACAACAAAACCAATTTCATCAAATTTTTGATAACTTGAAATATCACCAGATATAATAAAAATTAATAAAATATTTCTGTTATCTTTAAAAATCTTATTAAGATAATATGTATCAAAATCATCTTGACATAATTTTCGAACAAATCTAACTTTATAATTATTAATTTTATCTTTTTGAATTTTAAAATTTTTTAATTTGATGAATTGATTGAATGTTATTAACATTAATAGATAATAAAGAAAATAAAAATTGATTTAAATTAAATTATTAAGAAATTAATTATTATGGTTAAAATTTCATATATTAAAAAAATTAATATAGATGGTTTATATTATATTGATGATATAAAAATTGATACTTCAAATATGGTTTCAGAATTGGATAAATTAGAATGGACAAAATTATCTTCAAATATAAATAGTAGAAAAGTTCAACATTATGGATTCAAATATAATTATTCTACATCAAACATAAAAGAAAAAACTGATGAATTACCATATTTTTTAGAACCATTAAAAAATATGTTAACAAAATTTTGTCGAAAATTAAAATTAATTGATGATAAATATGAATTTAATCAATGTATTATAAATAATTATGAATCAGGTCAAGGTATATCATCACATATTGATACATTATCATATGGTCATACAATTGGATGTTTTACAATAGGTTCAGGAGCAATAATGAAATTTACCAAAGATAAATTAGACGAAGAATTATTTGTAGAAAAAGATTCTTTATACATAATGTCAGGTGATGCAAGATATAAATGGAAACATAGTATGCCAGCAAGGAAAAAAGATAATGATAAATTGAGAGATAGAAGAATATCAATAACTTTTAGAAATGTTCCATTATAAATCAAATGTATTTTGAATACCTAATTTATCTTCAACAGTATTTTCCATAATTAATTTTGTTACTTTAATTTCTTTAGTTTGTCCGATACGATGTGCTCTACCTACTGCTTGTTTCATAATGTCATTTGTAAGATAATAAGTATCTAAAAAGACAATATGATTTGCTTCAGTAAGATTACATCCAGAATTAGCCTTATCAGTTGATAACATAATTACTTTAATATCACTATCAACTTTAAATTTACGAATAGAGTTAGCAATAGTATACATATTACCTTTCAAATTTACAAATTGGATATTATTTTCATCTAAAATTTGTCCAACCATTTTAAACATTTTATCCCATTGAGAGAATAGAATAAATCTAGAGGTAGGATTAGATTTGATTAATTCAAGTAAATATGAAATTTTAGTTCCATATTTATTAGAATCATCATTTGTAATTTGGTCTTCATCTTTAATTTCAAAGACATCTTGATTAGTAAGATGATTACGACAGATAGGACAATCATATGATACTTTGTCATTGAAAATCATATCAAGACATTCAGTGCAGAAAATATGACCACAAGAAGTGATAGATGGATTTTCAATATCATCCATACAAATAGAACATTCTTGTTTAACATCTAATGATGTAATAATATTAATTCTACTAGTAAGAGTATGAATATCTTTTATAATTTCATTTTTAGTAATAAGACATTGAGTTTTTTCAAGTTCTTTATTTTTCTTTTTTAAACGGAAATTATATCGTTCTAATAATTTTTTCTTAGCACTATCAATTGTCATAATAGTATCACCAAGAATATTAGCATCATCATCTGTAATTTGGAAGTGTGTACATAATTGAATTTGTTTTTCAAGATCACCTTTAGCTGCATTATAAAGTGCTCGTTCAATTTTATTCATTTTAAGTCTTTTAGTTTCAAATTGAATACCAGGTAATTTAATTTCATTTTTAACACTTTCTTTGGTATTATATCGATAAGGGAAATTTGAAAATATATAATTGATATAATTTTCAGAAAATTTTTTATAATCTTGAGGTAAAGTTTGATAATAGATTTTATTTTTAATCAAGTATTTATTTTCAATACTTTTACTTTCAAAAGCTTTTTTAGAATATCCTAATTTTTCTCCAGTCAAAAATCTATAAAACCCATTAATATTTAATTCACCTTTTTCAAATGGAGTTGCTGTTAATAACCATTTTTCTTTCCCTTTTAATGATAAAAGATTATTATAAATTTCTGTCTCTTTAATTGTTTTAGGAAAATCAAATAAATATTCGTGTGCTTCATCAATAAAAATTCTATCAAAATTAATTATTTCACATCTACCATAATATTTAGGAGAAGCAAAAATATTAACAGGACAAAGAATAATACCTTTATCAAAAGAATCTAATTTTGATAAAGATCTAATGGTTGAAAATGGAATAATTGGATATTTAATATCTCCATAATATTTATAAAATTCATTTAACCATTGTTTAACTAAACGATTAGGAACAACAATTAAATTTTTACCAGTTAAATTGATATATCCATAACAAGTAAGAGTTTTACCTAAACCTACTTCATCACAGATTAATCCCCCATTTAAATTTTTTTTATGTTCTTCTTCAAATTTAAAAATTTTATATTTTGAATCATATAAGATATATTCATCCAAAGATTCAATATAAGCAATATTAAAGTCTTTTGATGTATTTAAAAATAAATCTTTTTGGACATTTTTCATCCAACTTATATTATCTCTTTGATGTTTAAACAGATTAACTTTTAATTTTTTTTCAAAATCATATTTTTCTTGTTCAATTGGATTTGCTACAAGTAATTCTCTCTTTTCTTTATAATTCTCAATAAATTGTTGCATAATAAGTGGAATAGTATCTTTTTGAAATAAGTCAAGATAATAATCTTTATGAATATAAAGATAAATTTTTCCAGCAATCGTATGCTTTTCATACAATTTCTTATCATGAGTTATTTTTATTTTAAAATTTTTAGAAGGTTTATCTATTAGTTTCCATAATCCTTTAAAAAAGGTACATCTTGAATCGGTATACCAAAATGCAATAGTATGGTCATGGTCGTTAAATTTATCACCTAATGAACCAACATATACTTCACCTTTTGATTTTTGTCTAAGATAACATTGGTCTCCTTTATTTTGACAGTATAAAAGATTATTGTTATATAATATTCCATTATTTATATAAATTGGTAATTTTCTAAAAAGGATAAAATTATCAGGACTTGTGTTTTGTTCAATGAACATCATAATAATATCATACTATAAATAATTAATAATTTTATCAATATTTTCAACTCGTGCTTTGCACTCGTATCAAAACTCCGTTTTGATGCTCCCTCTATGTCGCATTTAATAAATATTCGAACTAAAGTTCTCAGAGTTTTAGTTATTACTAAAACTCATAATCTTATAAATGATAAATGATAAATATGGTTTTAGTGAGTTTTAGTGATAACTAAAACTCTGAGAACGTAGTTCGAATATTTTAGACTTTGTCTAAAATGCGACATTGAGGGAGCATCGAAACTTGTTTCGATACGAGACAATCAAAGATTGTCGAGTTGAAAAAATTGAAATTTAAAAACTCATTAATACCTCTATTATAAATTTGTATGATGTCTGCAACTAAGGTATCTGTAACTAACCGAGATTTGTTTTTCTCGGACAATTCATTGGCTCGTGTGATGATTGGTTCAGTTCTCGAGCGATTGGGGTCTCGTGCAACTCCCGAGCCTGTTGGGGATGTTCTCGACAGGTATTTGGCAGAGTACACTGACTCACGGCACGGTTATGGAAGTTTCATGACCGAGAGGTTCCATCCAGCGATGGATCCAACTCCGTTCCTTCGTCCACGGATGAAGGACATGGAGTGGTTGGCAACCAAGACTGGTTTGCCAGTGCCAACTGATGTTACACCTACATCTCTTCAAGAGTGGGTGACAGAGGTTGGTCATCATCTTGGTGTTCTTGAGGTGACTGGTTTCATGAAGACTTCTGACAAGAAGGTAGAGACCATTGACCGTGGAGCAAAGGAGACCCGAGGATGGACAGCAGACCGTTGCACCCAAGCACGAGCAAAGGCAAAGCAGAAGTTTCGCAAGACTTGTTCTGCCAAGTTCCTTCTCAAGGATGCTTCTCTGATGGAGGGAACTCCTTTCGAGTCTCATTCTGACAGGATGAGGGGTGTCAGGTGCTTGTCTGTTCTTCAGGGACGACTTCACATCTGGGGAGACTCTTGGTTGACTGCCCATGCTCTACAGATTGCCAAGACTGGTCTTGTTCTTCCTCTGATGGAGGAGACAGTGAAGACCCAGTTTGGAGGTTGGGACAAGTTTGCTTCAGACTTTCCTGCGACCTTTTCTCTGATGGCAGTCTTGGTGAGTGTGTTTTCCGAGAGGAAGGCATTCACTTTGGGAAGTCAGAAGCAGGGTGGTCTCAACTCCTACATGGAGGAACTTCTGGAGATTGTCAAGACAACAGAACCCAAGGGTTTGATTGTCATTGGACTGATTCTCCCCCTCCGTGAGGTCTACTCCCGTATGCCCAAGGAGATGGTTGAGCTGGTCTACACTACTTCGATGAAGTGGTTGGAGACTTTTGCTCCCTTCCTTGAGAGGCAGTGGAAGCGAGGTGTGAACAAGTGTGTCCGTCGGATGTGCCGTGTTCCTCCTCGTGGAACTGGAGTCAACAGCAGTGGATACAATGCCGTGGCAGATGCTTGGCAGAACCTTCGTCGGTTCCAGACCATTGCTAGTGAGTTTGCAGGAATCAAGGATGCTCCGCTCATCCTGAAGGTTCTACAACTCATTGCTGATGACCAGTTCCGTTGGGGCAGTGGAAAGATTGACCCGAACACTCATGTCTACAAGACTCTGACACGAGAGGTGCTCCCTTGGGATGCTGTCCTCCGACCAGAGTCTTTTGACACTGGAAAGGCACTTGCCATTCTCTTCCGAGAGTGCAAGGAGCACAAGGTACCAATCTCTTCTTGGATTGCTGTGGCAGGCAAGAGGAAGGGAGAGGTGTCTCATCCAGTGGACATGATTTGTGGTGTGGCAGTTCCACCGATGTCAGAGGAGTGTGCCAACTTCCTCAAGAACCTTGGACTCTTTGGAGCAGGTTCGTGGTCAGGTGCTTCAGCATCTGCTCCAGATGTTGCTGTTGGCGGTGCTTGTGTCTGATGATGTGTGATTGTGTTTTCTTTCGTGTTTTTGTGTTTGTTCATTTAATATCAACTTGTGCTTTTGCACATCTACGAGGTCTTAAACACATTGAGAGTAAAGTTAAATGTGAAATCTTCGATTTCACTTATAAGCTTTCTTATAAGCGAAGCTTCAAACATTTATGTTTGATATGTAGAGATTCTTTAGAATCTCGAAGTTGAAAATCTTAAACACATTAAGAGTAAAGTTAAATGTGAAATCTTTGATTTCACTTATAAGCTTGCTTATAAGCGAAGCTTCAAACATTTATGTTTGATACGTAGAGATTCTTTAGAATCTCGAAGTTGAAAAAATTGAAATTTTAAATATCAGACGACATTGATTTATTACTATGACATTTTGTCATTTGGCACTCAATTTGCTCATAAATTTTGATTTGCCAGAACCAAATCTTCACCACCCATATGGGAGGTTCAATAGAGAATATGGTTCAAATGATTCAAAGATAAAAAGGGACATAATTTGCTCAAATTTTAATTTGTTCCCGGTTGTAATCTTTTACCGTTCATTATGAATGGTTCAATAATGAATAACAACCTATCTTTGAATGATGAGGTAAGAGGCACACAATATGCTCATAAAGTATATTTTTGCCAGTCATAATCATTACCGTTTCTAATACCAATATGGTATTATCGATGGTTCATTAGTGAATAATGACTACCTCGTGGTGTTGGAACAGGCACACAATATGCTCATAAAGTATATTTTTGCCGACTGTAATCCTTACCACCCATATGGGAGGTTCATTAGTGAATAACAGTCTCCAACAGGTGGAAGATAATTTTAATATTGAAGTTTTTTAACAGGCACACATTATGCTCAAATGTAATAATTTGCCTTGTCGTAATCATTACCGTTTCTAATACCAATATGGTATTATCGATGGTTCATTAGTGAATAACGACATTCAATATTAAAATTGAAATATTTATTTATTATTAATTATTTATAATTATTATGCCAAGATACTATCTAATTATGACTAATATTGAGGAGGATAACAATTATTCATCATCAACAGAAGTTTCATCTAATGAAATTAGAAATATTATTGAAATTTATAGGAATACTAAAATTCCAGATATGAATGAATATGATAGATTTGAATTTATTCATCGCTGTTTCGAAGAGGAAATTACAAAGTTTTTGAATGGAGAGACAGTATGTCTTTTAATTTCAAGTGTTACTTTGATGAATCTAGATGGTGATGAAGAATTTATTTCGAGAAGTTATTCAATTCTTTGTTGTTAATTTAAAAAAGTTGATTTAAATATATTCTGTTAAGATGATTTAATTATATGTCTGAAGTAAACAATCGTATGAATACTAATAAGAAAAATAAGAAGAACAAGAAACGGTTTGTTAAAAAACCCAAGGTAAAATCTCCTCAACAACTTTTTATGGAAGAAGTAAGGAAGATGTCATACCAACCTTTTACTTATCCTGACCTAATGAAGAAAGCCCGAAATGGAGATAAGGTAGCAGGTTATGTAGTTGGACTAAAGATTCGAGCAGGTTTTCTTTTTAAGGATGATGTAGATTATCTTGATGAAGTATTAGTATCAAGTAAGAATCCTGAACTTCAATATGCTCGTGAATCTTATCGTCTTCTTATTCGTTAAGAAAAAAGTTGAACCTTATTTTAATTAGTTTAAGAGTTTAAATAATATGTCAGCGAAAAGAGCTCGTGAAGATTGTAAATTTAATATTGAAGATGAACTTTATTCTCTTATTCTAAAACTAGAAAAAGAAAATAAATTGTATTATGATTTTGATAAAATTTTAAAGGACTTTAAAAAGTCATTAGAAGATAATTGTGAGGGAATGATGAATTGTTGTGTGGCATGTGGAGAGGATATTGGGCGAACTAATCCAAGACAGTTATGTGGAAAAACTTATTGTATAAATGATGGTTATGATTCTTTTAGTTAAATAAGTGTTATATATTTATTTATATGGATAATCGCATTTTTAAGTATAAATTTAGATTTTTTAATGATGAATTAAATAAGGAAATTGGTGAGATAAAATATTTAGATGTTCCAAATAATGCTTCACCTAGTGAAAAATATCAATGGTATCTAAAAGACACTAATAATTTTATAAAATTAACTTTTATTAGTATGACAGAACATTTTAGAGTTTTTAAAGAAGGTATCTTGTATTTAAAAGATAATGAATGCGAGTTTAATGGTATTTTTTATAGAAAAAATTGAGATAAGAGAAAACTTTCGTTTTCTCTTATCACGAAATTTATATTTCAAAAAAAAAAATTGAATATTTTTTAGTGATACTTATATATGAATTTTTATGTATAAGGAGACACTATCTACGGAACTAAAGGAATTTTTTATTCCGAAGAAATTTATTACAGATGAAGAAAGAGAATATATTAGGGAGTGTATTCTATCAGGAAAGTATTATGGAAATAAGAGGGTTAATGATTCCTTAAAGTTTATGCTTGATAAGTATTTTTTGAAGTATTTGTCAAGTTGGAATCATTCGGATATTGATATAAAACAAGGCAATCTCTATTTTGGAATAGATGATGCTGGGAATATTTGTGGTATTCCTTATCGCGGAGTAATTAGTAAAAAGATGTTAAGAGGATATGTAAGGGAGTTATTGAGAAAGACTTCTTTATCTTTCAAGGAACAAGAAGGATTGTTTAGTAAATTGAATATCGAGGTAATCAAGGTTCGTCCTAATAAGAATGATACTATGAAACAATATTATTATCAATTAGAACAAGAAAGAAAACATATTGATAATCTAGCAGAATATTCCGAGAAGTATTCTATTTGGATTAGAAAACTTAGGAGATATTCTGCAAAGTTGATTAAGTATTTGAATCAAGAAGATTTGAGGAAAGAATTCATTGAATTTATTGAGGAAAATAATATTGAGAATCCAAAAGAGATTATTGATTATATTAATCAAAAAGATAAGTGGGATAGTTTACCGCCAGGTGAAATTAAGTCTTTAAAGTTGAATCCAAGGGAGTTTTATTTTTGGATTACCACATTTAAGGATGTAATGGTGGAGAAGGTAAAAAAGGAGAGACCCAATTATCAACCAGTAAAGATTATCAATTATGAAAACTTTTATCGTTCTGCGAAAATAATGGGTCAACAATTCAGTTCAGATTCCAGTATTAACTTCTTTGTAATAAGAATAACCATTCCTAATACAAAGACCAGTATTGTAGTAAAGACTCATAAAGGAGAGTTGATGTTTAAGAGACAGGTAACTGATTTGGGTCCTTGTTCAACACCATTGTTTTAAAAAAAATTGAAATTTTAAAATAATATAAGTTCCTTAAGTAAAAATCTTTCGATGTCTTCTTTCCACCGTATCGAGGCCATCTTTAACTCCCTGCTCCAGAGGACTTCCTCTGAGGCAACCCCGCTGCTTGGGACTTCCCTTGTGGCAACCCTGCTCGACTGCGACCTGATCGAGTTCCCCGGTATCTGTGCTACCCACAACTGCACCGAAGCCGAAGCCGTCGCCGACGGTCACACCCACCCCTTCCTGCTCTATGCCCCCACCTGGTCCGGAGCAGACCTCTTCCTCGTGTGTCCCAAGACCGAGGAATCCGAGGAGGCCACTGTGTCCTACTTCGTCATCAAGGACAAGGATGCACTCGCCGATGCACTTGAGGCGATGTTCCCACTCGACCCGAGCGATGACTTCACTCCGCCGGTCTTGGAGAGGCAGAGGGCACTCGGGGCTTCTCCGGAGGACTGCCGTGTGCCTGTCGCTGGTGCTGCAGCCGCTTCTGCTTCCGCTTCGTTGGCTGTCCCTCTTTCGCTGGGTGAGGCGGTGCCCTTCGGTGCTGACCCCCCTTCGCTCGGTGCTGCGGTGCCCTTCGGTGCCGAGATGCCTCCGGTTGACATGGGACCCATCGACTGCAAGAACATCGTCGACCTGCCTGAGGTGGTGGAGATGATGCTCAGGAGTGGGGACATCACCGAGGACCCCCGTGCCCTGTGTGCCACCTACAACCAGAGGCAGGCAGAGGAGCTCCTCGGCACCAAGGACATGGTACTCATCCACAACCCCAAGTGGAGGGGGTCTGACCTGCACCTCATCACTCGCTCGCCTGACGGGAACCCGCATCACACTCGCTACTTCGTCATCGTCGACGAGCCGTACGTGAGGCATCGGATCCACGAGAACCAGTTCCCCGAGTGGACTGAGGAGTGTCGCAAGGCGATGGTTGACCACACACGGTTCCTGACCGACCGTCTCTCTAGGGATGACATCATGTTCTTGGAGATGCGGCAGCACTCGCGACCGGTGGACTGTGTCGTGTGTCGGAAGGAGGATGCCACCCAGTCCTACATCAACTTGTGCGACCGTTGCTCCAAGGTCTTCTGGAAGAAGGTGCCGGAGACCTACGAGCCGTTCATCCCCACTGAGCTCTACCGTGGGAGGATTTGTGGCGATCGCACCGGAGGACTGCTGGTTCCTGACGGACACCGACCCAAGGTGACTCTTCCGCCGAAGGAGGACCGAGAGTCCAGTCTGGCAGAGGTCTTCATGCGGTCTCTCCCTGAGGGGTGGACCGTCATCCATCACGAAGATGACTGCCGGATCGCGGACATGACGAGGGTCTACACACGGCGGGGACGAGGAAGGCGGGAGCCCGTCTACGAGGTCACTCACCTCTTCCACTACCAAGACCCGCTGGGAAGGAGGTGGTCGATCAACTTCTCCTACCAGGACTGGTACCTCAAGACGGTGGACTGGGTGGATGGACTCAACTGGTCTCTGCTCAAGGACGGAGAGCCTCTCCCGTTCGAAGCTCTGTGCGACCTACTCCGGAACAGCAAGCGACTCCACGACGACTCGTGAGGACGACTGTTGACCAACAAATCAAATTAAATTTTTAATCTGGTTTGTTTAAGTTTCCTTTAAAAAATTTGAAAGTAATTGTGTAATAATTAAATTTAATAAATATGGCAATAATAGAAACAAATGATAATTATAAAATAAAATTTAAACAATTTATTTTTAATTAGTTAATGCGACTAGATTTAACTAATGAAAAAATTTATGTTATTGACCCTCCTAATTGTGAAGATGCCGATGATGCTCTTGCAATTATAGATAATCATTTATGGGTTTTTATTGCCGATCCAACAAATGAGTTTGAACCAAATGATGATATTTATAAAAGAATATTAGACCAAGGAACAACTAAATATTCATTATTTTCAAGACCAAAACATTTATTTCCAAATGATATTGTCTCTAAATGTTCTTTAAATGGTGATATCAAAAATGCAATAGGTGTTAAAATGTCATTAGAGAATAACCATGTAATTGATTCTGAAATACATTTAGTAAAAATTAAAATAAATACACATTCAACTTATTATAATGTTCCTATAGATGATACTTTAATAAGATGTATTGAAATAAGTAAAAATTTATTTAATAAAAGAACAGGGAAAGGAAAACTATTAAATGATTATCAAGTAAATTTACCAATAAATGAAAATGGGAAATGGATTTTTAAAAAAGATGATGAATCTGTTTCTGATTTAAAACATATGATAGCAGAGTTTGCGATAAAATGTAACCAAATTGTCTCTGAAAAACTAAAAATAAATCTTAATAGAATATGTAATTCGGTAAATACAAATAATCCAGAAGATATGATTTTTGATATTATTAAGAATGGAGTGAGAGCAGAATATAAATTATCAGATAATAAACATTTATTAATTGATGATAAAACTTATACACATTTTACTTCTCCTTTGAGAAGAGCAAATGATTGTTTAGTTCATTTCTTATTAAAAGGTTATCAAATAGAACTTGATGAAATTAACAGAATAACACAACATATCAATAATATTGTCAAACAGGATAAGAAAAGACAATATGATGAGATAAAAAAATGTAGTGTAATGGCAATGAGAGAGATGTTAAAAGATGGTCCCGTTAATATTAAATTGAAGGTGATGTCATATACTGGATTATTTTTAAATATGATAATATGCTATGTAAATGAGTTTAAAACACAAATAAGTGTAACTTTAAGAAAGAAGAATTATACAATAACAAATAATGTTATAGAGATGAATATAACAAAAATAAATGTAGATAAGAAATTTGATAATGAAATTTTTCCAGAATTGAATAGTATTTGAAAAATTGAATTCATAATTAATTGTATTATAAATAATTAATTATTTTAATGCTTCGTTCAATTGGACTTAAGACTAATATTATGAGAATGAATATTCGTAGTTTCCATACTTTTTATGACGATGTTAATGATTATCGTATGTATAGTTTTATGCTTCGTAAAGCAGTATCAACTCGTAATAGTGAATTAATTAATGTAATGGAAAAAAGTAATATGATTTCATCCCAAATTAAGAAGGTAACATTTAAAGATATTTTTTATACTTCCAAATATGAAGATGTAGATTATATGATTCATAATGTAAAAGATATCCGTAAAAATTTACCTGAATATATCTCATATATTGAGAAATATAATACTAATTATAATAAAAGAGTTGAACAAAATTTAGGAAGATTAGAACAAGAAATGAATTAATTAAAAAGTTAATGTTCTTGGAGCAACACTGTCCATATCTTCATCATCATCATCACTATCAGCGAATCTATCCATTAAAGATGAGATGGCAGTTCTAGGTCTAATAAAGTTAGCTTCACTAATATCAAACATTTCATCATTAATTGTTTTAAGATAATCACATTTTTTGTTATAGTTATTTATTTTTTCAGAAGTATTAGTAGATATATCAATTGGATTACTTATATAATCACTTAAGATAGAAGATGGTGTATCAACTCTAACAGTTAATGTTTCACCATCAGATGGTCGTGTAACATTAATATTAATAAATTTTGTTCTATGTGTTCTAGTAGTAGGAATAACATTAATTGTATCAATTGAAATTAGTCCTGTTTTAACATAAGTGTTACTAATTTCAGTTCCTTTAGTAGGTGTTCTACCAGCAATTGTGGGTATATGAGCTCCAGATGGTGTATATGCTACAATATCAATATCATTAGGTTCATATAAAGTATTTAGTAATTCAGGATTTAAATGATATGCTAATAAAATAGTGCCAGCAGAACCTGCTAATTTATAGAAATAATTAGGATAGGTTTCATCATCTGGTTTAAAAGAACTATTTAATTTAGGGATAACTTCAAACATATTATCAATAAAATGTGGTAACCAAGTAGGAGGAGCACCACCAAGTTGTTTTTTAAGAGTAAGATATTTTTGTTTATATTTAAGATATTTCAAATAATAGTTTGTCATTATAAATCTTAATATAATAAGTTCTCATAGTATACTATTTTTTTCTGAAATAATTTAATTTATATATAATTATAGATGTAATCTTTCAATTCATTTAGATATAATATATAAATCAGGAATCGTATCTGTAATAAATTTAGATGTTTTGAATTCAAATTTAATTTTAAAATTTTTAATAATCATAAAATATGATAAAAGTTGATATTTAATTTTTAATTTTTATAATATATTTTTATGGAATTAGATTTACAGAATCATCAAGAATTTATAAATAAATATCTTAAAGATACATTTTATGATAGATGTTTAAAATCTGGAATGAATACTATTATAAAAGATGTAAAAACAATTGGAATGTTTAATTTTTTAAGAACTTTATATGATGAGAATTTAGGAGAAGAACTTGATTTTATAGGTATAAAAGAAGAATCATATTATTCAAAAATATTAAGTAAATTAAGAGTTGAAAACAAATATCCAATATTATTTGATGAAATAGATTTACTTAATATAAAAAAGATTATTGAATTTAATCCAAATCATATTGACAAAAATTTAACCACACCTTTTTGTTATTATTGTTATTTACAAAAATTTGAGGAAGCATATAATTTATTAATGAAATATGATTTGGAAAATGTAGATTTAAAAAGGAAATCAACTGGTTGGAGTGCTTTTATGTATTGTTGTTATAATTCTGGAAAAAGTAAATATGCTGAAAAGATAGTAATAAAATTATTAGAAAATTATGATATAGATGTAAATCAAACAGATGGAATACCAATATTAATATATTGTTGTTTGAAATCAAGAAATTTATCTTCAAATAAAATTATAAAATTATTAATAGAAAATGGAGCAGATGTAAATAAACAGTCAAATGATGGAATGACAGCATTAATGTTAGCTTGTCGTTATGCTAAAACAGAATCAACAGTAGAAACTATAAAAATATTATTAGAAAATGGTGCTGATATTACAATAGAAAATAATTTAAATATGACAGCAACATCATATACTATATATGGTATATCAAAAGGAGAATCTTGTAATGATGTTTTATTTTTGATAAAATCTTATTTAGAATAAATATTGAAATAAAAAACATAATTTTGATATTAATTTATTATGTTTTTTACGATGGGATTTTTAAATTTAATTGATGGTGGAAGGTTGGATGCTGAAGAACCATTTAGACATAGTGACATTCCAATAATGATTGGATTAGTTTTAGGAATTATTGTAACTGTTCCATTAGATATAGTAACAAGTCCTATTCAAGGATTAGTTTATTGTTTTAGAAAATTTTAATTTTTTTATGATTTTAAATATATAAAAATAACAATATTTTACATATTTTTAATAATTATAAATTTTTAATCATAAAATCAAAATATTTGTATAATGCCCGCCCGCATAAGTTAAAAATTATTTAATTATTTAAATAAATTGTTTAAAAAATTATTTAATATTTTGTTTAATAATATGGTATTATATAAATGTTTTCGATGTGGATATGAATGTTATCAAAAAGGAATGTTATTAAATCATTTGGTTCGTAAGAATCCTTGTAAAACTTTATTGAAAGAGATAAGCGATGTTGAGATACTAAAATTAAATAAAATCGAAGAGTATAATAAAAGCAAGTATAATATCCACAAAATATCCACAAAAAATGTGGATATATCCACAGAAAATGTGGATAAAAATTGTTTATGTAAATTTTGTAATAAAAAATTATGTAATTATAAGAGTAAATGGAGACACGAACAAAATTGTAAAAATAAAATAAATAATAATAAAATAATAGAAAAGGTATTAGATGATAACAAAAAATTACAAGAGCAAAATAAAGAACTAATTGAAATATTAAAAAATTATAAAGGAAATAAATCTATAAAAGGAAATAACAATACAAATAATAATAATACAACAAATAATATACAGATAAATAATTTTGATTGTGAGAGTGTAGAATATTTTACTGAGAAGTTAGCATTTAAATTTGCGAAACATTATGGAATTATGGTAGGAAAATTTGTAGAATTATTACATTTTAATGAAAAACATCCTGAAAATCATACTATAAAGATAAAAGATGCTAAAAGTGGTATAGGACAGATACTAATTGATGGAAAAGAAAAAAGTTATATAATGGAGGATTTTTTGGAGGAAGTATCACATAACCTAAAAGATAAACTATTTGAATTAAATCAAGTAGTTCCAGAAGAGAGACAAGAGGAATTTGAATTATTATATGATGAAACTATGGATTTCTTAGAAAAACTCAAAAATGAGAAGAAAGTAAAAAAAAGAATAAAAGCTGCTTGTATAGATGGAACAAATAAAATTCATAGGAAAGAGGATTTATAAATCAAATATATTTATGTTTAACACTTTCCAAATCATTAATTTCAATACCATATCTAATATCTTCCATAACTTTGTTCATAAAATAGATATTATGATTGGTAATTAAATTATATGCCATATGTTCTCCAGACTTGATTAACATATGGATATAACTTCTTTTGTAGGTCGAACAAGTGCTACATTGACATTCATTCCAAATTTTAGTATCATCATCTTTATATCTTCCTTTACTCAAATTTAATTGATTCTTTTTAGTTTTAGGAACTAGAGCGATCCCGTGTCTAGCGACTCGTGATGGATGAACACAATCAAATGTATCAATACCTTGTTCAACACCATTAAAAATATCTTCAAGATAACCAATACCTAAAAGATGAACGGGTCTATCCTTTCTTAAATTTCTCATAACAAAATTAACTGTATCGTGCATTTCTTCAGTAGATTCACCTAAACATCCACCAACAGCAATACCAAAAAAATCATTAGAATTAACATAGTCACAAGAAATTTTTCTTAAATCTTTATATGTCCCACCTTGAACGATACCATATAATGATTGATTACCTTTTTGGTGTTTATTGAAATATTCAAGACTTCTAGTTTCCCATCTGTGTGACATTTCCATAGATTTTTGAGTAGCTTCTTTAGAGATAGTAGAAGAAGTACATTCATCAAAAACAACAACAAAATCAGCACCCAAATCAATTTGAACTTGAATAGATTTTTCAGGTGTTAATTTAACAATAGAACTATCATAATAAGATCTAAAAGTTGCTCCATCTTCATCAACTTTAATAAGTGTAGGTTCATAAGTTCTATTTTTAGAACCTTTAATATCTTTGGAAACAGAATGGAAATTCATAGCGAAAACTTGATAACCACCTGAATCAGTAAGCATTGGTTTATTAAATCCAAGTGCTTTATGTAATCCTCCAAGTCTTTTAATAGTATCATAACCTTTGAGGAATAGATGATAGGTATTACTCAAAATAATTTGTGTATTGTTTTGAATAACATCTGGAATAGTAGTAGATTTCATAGATGCTTTAGTAGCACAGAAGATAAAAGCAGGAGTTTGAATATTACCGTGAGGAGTGTAAATTACACCGCGACGTGCTTTTTTAAAATTTTTATAAACTTTGAAGTTAAAACCGTTGTAAGTGTTATTGGTAATAGTAGGAAATAGTTCAAAATAAATACAAATTTTTAGTAGTAACCAAGTAATAAACTGAAAAATAGTCATAATTAACCTAATATATATGTAATAAATAATTTTTCAGTTTTTTAGATTTAAGTTTATTTTTTAAGGTTATCTTTAATCCATTGAACAATTTTAGGATTACATTTACATAATTCAGATTCTTTTTTACCAGAGAAAATCATTGAGAGATGTTTACCACAACCAACAAAAGATTGTTTACCACAACTAGAACATTTAGTAGGAGAACACATATTAATAAATAAAAGATTTTAAAATAAAGTAAACTAATAAAAAAATTGAGTAATAATAATTTAAAAAAACTATATTGATACATATGTCAAAATCAAATATATTAACAGAAGATTTAGGAAAACAATTTGAAATGTGTTTATGTTTAATTTTTAATACTAATTATGATGGAAAATATAAATATAGTTTAGATAAACCGAATGAAATAAAAGAAATGATTGATGAAACTAAATTTTTAAAATTATTTTCAAAAAGATATAAACATACTGCGAAAAATGGTGGTGTTTATGATTTTACATCAGAAGATGGGAAATGTTTTATATCAGCAAAAACCTCTAAAGGTAAATCATATCATTCAAAGATAGCACCTCAGGTAATAGGTCAATGTCAACCGGAGAAATTAATGAAACTTTTACAAAGAAAGTTTATAAATATATCAAAATTAAAAGAATATATTCAAAAATATCCAGAAAGGATTTTAAGGATAATGTTTGATAATACATTTGACATAAAATGTCCTATTGTATTTTATAATGAAAAAATAAGACAAATAATTTGTATAAAATTAAAAAAAGAAATAATTCTGAAAAATTTAGAATTTAGTTGGACTTGTGATTATAAAGATTGGAAAAACTCTTCAACTTTAAAAGTGAAATTTAATGATAAATTAATAAGTTTAGCAGAATTTCAATTTCATTCAAAAAGTAGAACAAATATGGCAAACAGATTTTTCTTTGAAAATGTGTTAGAAGTTTTTCATGAAAGTTTTGAAATAATAGATTTATCTTTATATAATTTTGAGAAGGAAAATGATTCAGAAAAGATGAAAATTCATGATAAAGATAAGAATATTATAGAAGTAATGTCAAATGATTTAAAAGATATTACTGTAAAAAATATAAATGGTATTAAATTATTAGAATCACTTGAGAACAATTCTGTAGATTTGGTATTAACAGACCCGCCTTATATAATATCACGTGATTCAGGTATGAATACACATTATAATACAGTAAAAGAGAATGAAGAAAATAATATTGAATTTGTTAAAACAGAGAAAGAATGGTTAGAATATAAAAAAGAGAAGAAATTAAAAGATGATTCAAAAAAAGAAAATTATATGAAATATGGAACAATATATGGAAAAAAATATTGTGTAAAAACAGATTATGGAGATTGGGATGAAAATTTTACAATGAAGGATTTAGAAAAATTTGTCAAGTTATTCTATCAAAAACTTCGTAAAGGAGGTACTTGTATAATTTGGTTTGATTTGTGGAAAATAACACCATTATATGAATTATTAGAAAAATATAAATTCAAACAAATTCGTTTTATTGAATGGATAAAAACAAATCCTCAACCTTTAAACAGTAAAACAAATTATTTAACAAATTGCCGAGAAATAGCACTATTAGCAGTGAAAGGAGGAAAACCAACATTTAATAGTAAATATGATAATGCTCTTTATCAGTATCCATTACAAGGTGGAAAAGATAGATTTCATCCAACACAAAAGAGTTTACCATTATTTGAAGAATTAATTCAAAAACATTCTAATGAAGGTGATACAGTAATAGATCCATTTTTAGGAAGTGGAACAACAGCATTAGCATCAATAAAAACAAAAAGAAAATTTATTGGAAGTGAATTAAATAAAGAATATTTTGATAAAATGACGAAAATATTAAAAAGAAATAGTAATAAATCAAAAGAAGAAGATTTATAACAGAAAAACTGAACTTCAAAAAGTATAATTAATTTAATATAAGATTAATGAAGAGTCAAATAACAAAATTAATTTTTACGAATCATATGATAAGATGTCATCATCCAAATTTAATATTATATAAAAAGATAAGTGATAATGGATTACCTTTTAATCCTTTTTACTACAATTCAATTTTAAAACAAACCTTAAATTTAATAGAAAATAAAAAAAGGTTTGAGTTAATTCCACCAGAACATTATTTAATAGATTCAGAGAATAATCATTGGTTAAAATCAGGAGATTTAATTTGGAGACCGAATGTGATAACATCTGTATCAAATTCTTATCATAATGAATATAATCCAATAGAAATTTTAAAAGGAGATAGATATTTCTTAGATGAAGAATTTAAATTTTATCCAAGTTTAATTGAAAAAATTGATGATAAAATTTATTAATTTACATTATATAGATAATAATGATCATTAAACAGGCATATTCGGTTGTATTAAAAGAAGCAGTTCGTCTTCGTAATAGAGATTTAATAAAAGTTTTATCAAATAGTAATGTTTTAGATAAGAATATTACAGAGAGTGTATTTTATGATTGTTGTTTAAGAAAGGAATTTGAAAATATAAATTTTATGTTAAATGAACCAAATTTAAGAATAAGACAAAATTTATCAAGAATTCTAAATGATTTTGATAAAATGCCGAAAGTAGATTCATCATTAGATAAAGTTTTAGTAATGTTAGAACAAGAATTAAATTAATAAAATATCTTTTATTTTATTATAATGCTTTTAAATCGTATTAATTTTTTAGTAAGAAATAATTGTTTAATAAAATATGTTCCAAATTATCCATTAATTTCTCAAAAGATTATAGATGGAGAAATAATAAATAGTTATTATGAGAAAGATTTGATAAAGGAAATAAATAAGAGTATATGTAAAAAAGAAGAGTTTTTATATATACCAAGCAATAAATATATATATTCAAATGATTTAAATCATTGGATAGTATATGATAATTTAATTTTTCGTCCTAATTTGAATGATGATAATTTAATGGAAATTATTTTACATAATAAAATAATAGTTGATAAAAAAAATTATAAAAATTTAATTAAATATTAATTTCAAGATTTAGACCATTTAGTTAGTGTATGGATTAAGTAGGAAGCAGTTGTGCCAGAATGTGAATTATCGAATAATTGGTATAACTGCGTATCTTCAACAGAATTAATTAAATTTCGTTTCATTTGTGTAGTCAATCTAGGAATAATGAGAATGAATTCTTTTCTAACGAAAAGATGGTGTCCAAATACAAGTTCATCAGTAAAAGGATCATCAGAAGATTTTGGCATTGGAAAATTAGTATCAAACCATTGAACAATAGATGTCATAATTATAATTAAGGTAATAGTAAAATAAAAATTTCAATTTTTTAATATAAATTATTATAATGAAAACAGTAATAATATTAGGAGAGGAATATTGGTTTGCTCGTGATTATGAAAATTTCAAAACAATAGGAGCAGATAAGTTAATAAAAAAGATTAAAGAAGAAAATAAGGATTTGAGAATAGTATTTTTAGATAGTCCTAGAAATATTATAAATGAGATTAAGAAGTATGATAATGTAATAGGTATATTTTTATTTCATGATGTATTTTCAGATTCATTTGTAGATAGAAAGACAATCAAGGAGATGAAAGGATTTTTTAGTAATTTGGAGGAGAAAATATATTTGTATCCAGGTGTGGAAAAGACAATGTTATTTGGTTCAAAGGGGTATTATAAAACTTTGATAGATGAAATGCCATATGCTTCTTTACCATATTCGGATGTTTTAGAGATTAAGAATTATCAGGGTGAATCAGATGAAGGGAAAATAAAAGATTTATTGATAGAGAAATCTAAGAAGTTATTTGAAACTTTTGATAAGATAGTGATAAAGAAGGGATATAGTTATGAGGGGAAACAAGTGAAAGTTTTACCAAAGTCAATTTTAGATAATATGGAATTATTTCGTGAGAAATTAGATGGTTTAAATTTTAAAAAGTTTTTTGGACAGGGAGGAAATGCGATAAAATGGGAAAAGGGAGTAGACAGATATTATATATTACAGGGATATAATAGAATTGTAAAGAAAAGAACAAATGAGTATAGAGTATTTATATTAAATGGTTTAGTAAAATATATAGCTTGGGGAGATAATTTACCAAATTTATGTTCGGAAGATGAAAGTTATAAAGAGAAATATAATTTGAATAATTTAGTAACACCAGAACGTGAAGGAGAGTTATCAAGAACATTTCAATCAATAGACAGATTAAATAATTTTAATAGAGAATTGTTAGTGGAGGTATTAAGGTTTACTAAAAAAGTATATAATGATTTCAAACCAAAGTTTTGGTCAAGTAAAATAGGAATGGAACATCCAATATTATTTAGAGTAGATGTATCTTATGCTGAGGATGATATATTTCAAGATGAACATTCAATAGAATTAGATGGAAGAAAGATAAGGTTATATGTAAATGAGTTAGAAATAGATCCAACAAGTTTCTTTTATAATCATACAGTATGTCAAAAAAATAAAGAGATATCAAGTGAGTATTTGGAAGAAAAAATGGGTGAATATATAAATGAGCATTTAAAAAAAATAAAATAAGTTTTATTTAAAAAAGAATAATTAAAATAATTCAATGGAATTTTTAAATGCTCGTGGAGAATTAGATGATAGTAGAAGATTACAAAAAAGAGGTGTCAAAAATATTAAATTAGAACAATTACCAAATGGAAATTTTAAATATATTGAAAGAGGTTATGACTATCTCAATATTAAATCAATTCATTTTAGAAATGTATCAGAAGATTTTAATTTTAATAAAATTGAAGTAATATATAATAATATAATTTTATTCTCAATTGATAAAAAGTTATGTAATTTATTACATAATAATAAATATGAAAAATTTGAAGATATATTTGAAATAGCAGGTGAACGTTATATTAATTATAATTTACCAATAGAAGAATTATATATAAATAATATATTATTGAATGTTTCTTATGGATATGAATTTAAAGTATATTATGATGGAACAGCGAATACTTCAATAACTGGTAATATAATATTATGTGATATGAATGAACACAGAATCTTATATAATCCACACGAACAATTAATAAATCAATACTTTACACTTCCAATAGAACATACAAAATATGAAACAACATATAAAATAGTAGGAGGAGGTCCTACAAATGGATTATTTTTTACGGACATAAATATTTATAATTTAGATGGTATAACATTATCAATATTTGAAGATCCATTAATTAATTTAGATAGAGTTTCAATAAGAAGTCATATAAGAAAGATATCTGAAACAGAATATTATATGCCATTTGATGGTAATTATAATTTTTTAAATTTGAATTTATCAACAACATTAAATCTTCAAAGATTACCACCTTTAACATTAAAAATAGAAGGTCAAAATTTTAGTGGAAATATTCATTACATTAGTAAAAATGTAATGAGATATATGAGTGGTCAATTATTTTTAGTATATACTTTATCTTCATCACTATTGGTTGATGATGAAAATATATCAAAAGATCCACAATTTACATATATAAATAAATTAATAGAAGGAGACGTATTATGTCCTGTAAATTATGAAAATATAAATGAAAATGAGTTGTATATGTGTTGTGAAACATGTAAAAATAATTTTCAATTAAAATGTGTAAAAGAATGGATAACAGAGAAAAAGAAGTGTCCGATGTGTAAGAGTGAATGGAAAAATAAAATAATATATTGTAATAAATAAACTTACCAAATTTTTGTAAATAAATAGAAAGGAATAGTGAATAAATCGAAAATAATGACAGTAGTTAATCCTGATATAAATATAGGAAAAACGAATAAAAAAGCGATACAATCTTTAATATTCATAAAAATGATATTAGGATAAAGTATTGATGGTTCAATGGTTTCAATAAAATGTATAAAAGCAATAGTATAATAGAAAAAGAACATATGAATATTATAATATAAAGGTAATATAATATTCATTTTTTATAATAATGAGAAAATAATATTAATAAATAAGAGAATGATAATGTTATTCATATTAGAACCGAAAATTTAGTTTATAAAAAATATTAAAATAAAAAATTGAACTACGAAAAATCATTTATGATTTTTCTTAGCATACTATTTTTTTAGTGATGATAAAGAACTGTGTTCTTTATCATTTCAAAAAATTGAAAAAAAAATTGTGATATAATAGATAAATTATACTATGTCTTCATCTCGTAATATTGATGATACTAAGATTAAGTGTTATATAGAGTGTTGGATAGATGGTATGTTAATAGATAAGGAGTATGGTGAGTTATTTATGCTAGCAACACACAGAACAGAAATAAGTGGAAATTGTCAAGTATGTAACAAAAAAGCAGAAAGACTTCATTACACAAATTTCTGTGAATCTTGTAATACCAAATTAATAGACCAACTTCTAAGGGAAGTTAATAGTCATTTATATGACCCTGAATAAATCAAAAACAATACTGTTGAAACCTTTTCAACCCAGTTAAATCTTTAACTCGGTTGAAAATATAATTTATTTTATATTATTTTGTGAAAAAAGTTGAAATTTTTATGTATTGTTGTGTCCTTAATATTTAGACTATTATTCCCGTTGAAGCACAGCACTTAGATGTGTGGAGGGAAGAATTGGAGTGCACTTA